ATATCATCACTAGTGTTAATTAATTCAAATTTTTCTCTTGGTTCCCAAGTATCAAATAATTCATCAACAGCATCTATAATTTTATTACTCATTTTAGTAGATGTAAACCCGGCTTCATCACTTAAAGCCCATTCTCTACCTTTCATTCCTATTTCTGTTCTTTTTTCATGGCCTAGATTATAAACTTCTTTAATTCTAATCCAAGCATCTTCAGCAGTACATCTATCATCCCAAATATAAGGAGTTTGGGGAGAACCTTGTAATGATCTACTTGTTGGGTAGACTGGAAATGCCCATTCACCATGTTTTTTATATTTTCCCGTGTGGTTAGATGGTAAATCTGGTGTAGGAGTAAACCACTCTCCATTTTCATCTTCAAATCTCATTTGATCCTGCATTCCACCTGTTACATTAGCTATAATTGGGGTTCCTGTTAGCATTGCTTCAGTTAATGTTAATCCCCATCCTTCATTTGAAGTTAATAGGATTTGAACATCTGCCAAGTTATATAACAAGTTTAATGTTGCGGTAGGTAATTTATTAGTTGAAAATGAAATAGCATTTGGATAATCTTTACTAAATAGTAGTTCATTAATTACTCCTAAATCCGTTCCTGCTTCATGTACTATTTCAGTGTGAAGTAAAAATCTACATTTGTCTGCTTTTTCTTTAGGTAATGAATCTAAAAACAATTTAAATGCTAACATTGTATCTGGGATTTGTTTCCTTCTAATGTTTCTAGAATTAAAGAACATTACAAAATCTACTTCATCATCTCCAAATACCTGTTTTTTGATATCTTGTACTTCCTTTGAAGATTTATCTAGTGGGAAGTAATACTTTGTATTTAACCCATGAGGAACATATTTTATAACTTTATCTTCAGCCTTATCTCCTAAAACAATTTCATTTATGTTTTTGGTTTGCTTTGATATTGCTAATAAAGCATCACATGATTCATAATATGCTTTGTTATATAATGGAGCTGGGTAATCATCCCAGATATTTAGATAAATTATAGGCATAACTTTTCTAATTTCACTTTCCATATTAAACAGCCAAGTAAAGTATCTTGGGTCAGTTATAATGAAAATGGCATCTGGTTTTTCAATTTTAATCAATTGTCTGATTAAATCAGGATTACCATACCCATCAGTAGGGTATAAAATAACACTTGAATCCTCTAATTCTGCTTCTTTATTGGTATCTGCACTTAAATCAAATCTTTTTCCCGCTTCTGGGTGTTTGATTGCTCCTGCTACTTGAACCCAATTAAAGTGTTGACAAGTATTGATAACCATTTCTTTAGCTACTGTGGCAACGCCAGAATGTACTCTAATATCATCACAGATTAGTAAGATTTTCTTTCTCTCGTTTTGAGGAAGATGTTTAAAACTTTTATTCATATTTAATTTTTATTTACAGTTCTAGATCGGTTTGACTATTAATTTGTTTTCTAAAATCTTCATTTGTTAGATAAAGGTAAATTGCTCTATCGGATAATTTTTGGAATGAAAACTTTCTTTTTACACATTCTATTTTAAAGTTTTCAAATAAATCACTCTTAATCTTTACACTTGTAAGAGTTTTTTCTGTTTTTTCTGCCATTTCGGTTTATTTGGTTAATAATTAATTTTATATAAATATATCCAACTTCCTAAAGATTGCAACCTAACCCGCATAACTTTGCATCTTCTTTATAAGCACAAAAAGTACAATTCCATTTACTAGGATTTGGTGACATTAATCTTTCAGTATATTTATTTCCCTCAAAACATTCTTCAATAAATTCATTTACCGCTTTTGTAGCTCTAGATATTTTTATTTTCCCAGAGGGTGGAGCAAATTCTTGTACACGTTTTTGTGGGTAGTCTCCTTCAGTGTATACTTTTCTTCTAACAATTAGAAACTCCACACTAATATTTTTCTCAGGAACATTAAATTGTTCTGCAAAATATTTCTTATAAAGAATAAGTTGAAATTGTTTCTCCTCATCCTTTTTAGCATAGTCTTTCCACCCATTTGTACTGGTTTTTATGTCAATGATCTTCCATGTATCTGTAGGTTCATGGTACATAACAATATCTAAATAACCTAAGTAAAATATGTCAGGGTACTTTGGATTAGGGGCTATAGTTATTTTAGTTTCAATTCCTGCTAGAAACCATCCTTTCTTTGAAAAATATCTGCTTCGATGTTTTTTTAGATACTTTAGGATCTCAACACCATCTTCATAAAACTCCTGTAATTCACCAGGTTTAGAAAAGTGTTCAGAGTTATTATTTTGGAATTCATCTAAATAATGCTCTCGAATTTTATCCTTAAGCATTGCAAAAACATCTTCTCTATCAGCTGCTGCTCCACTTTTATCATACATTACCTCTAAATAATACTGAAATGTCTCATGAAATGCTTTCCCAAATACAGTATGAACACTTGGCTTGTAAAGCTTGTGTCCGTCTCTGTATTGTAAAGCCCACTGTTTGGGGCATTTCTTCCACATTGAATATTGTGAATAAGAAATATTCTTTTGAAATGCGTAATTAATTTTATGAGGGGTATACTTTTGTATCTCTTTCAATATTGGAGGTAATTTCTTAGCCATAACTTACTTTTGAATTTCTATTAACTTGTCTAAGTATTGTTTTGCTTTTAAAAGATCTTCTACACCATTTTTATGTTTCCATCTTGTAACATATTTTACAATGTTACCTTCAAAAAAATCTAAATTGTGAGAAAAAGCATAGTCCCACATTTCAATTCCTTCATTATAATGTTTCGGATGTTTTACTCTACTCATTTTAATAACTTTTTACTTTCTTTTTCTTCTATACCTGTCTCCCTCAATATATCTTTTATCTTCCCTTTTCCTAGGATATCAATATAATTAGGAATTTCGGAGGTTCCAACTTCAAAGTAATCAGCTAGTATTTCTACTAGCTCTTTATTACTAGACTTATTCTTTGACTTAATGTATTTGAAATAACTTTTACCCTTTGGAATCATCTCTTTATAGAAATTGTATATTTCCTTTTTGTTTTGGGGCATTAATGATTGCGCATAATTAGCGAGTTCAGCGTAATATAAGTTAGTACTTATAAATCTATGAACCATATACGAATTAAAATTATCCCAGTCTTTATCCGTAAACTCCGTAGCCGGTGTTTTATGGAGGGTTATTTCATTTAACCAACAAAAGATATTTTTTGTTCTAGTTTTCAATTGCTATGTCTTTGTATTCCTCTCTAAGTTCCTTAGGTAATGATTCAGTTATAATTTTCTTTGTCTCCATATCATAGAATACTGGGATAGGTAAGATAGCATCTTCGGTTCCACCTGTCACGAACTTTGAAACTTTTCTAAGTACAAAGGCTTGACCGAATAATTTGCCTCCATCAAATCCTTCTATTGATGTAGTAGCAGCAAAATCAATGTTTGGTGCTTGTTGTTGGTTTGGATTGTTCATAATTTTTATTTTGTTTATATTACTTGTGGTTTTTTAATTTCAATTATTTTACTTAAACAGGATGCAATATT